TTAGATGATGGCAACTATGCAGCACAACCTAATAATAGATGTATATGGGATTTACCTTCATTTACTGTAAAAGATAATATTCCAGATTGGAAAGTACAAACAAATGAATGGAATGTAGAAGATATAGGAGCTTGGAAAACAGAAGATACTGATAATTTCTTTTATGAAATAGAAGAAAAAAAACTTAAATAAACTTAATTTTTGTTATATACTGTTTCTCTTAAAAAAATGTTAAAGAGGTTTTTAGGATGGATTACAGATTTACAGCTATATTAATTGTGTTGATGGTGGCCTTAGCTTTATTAGGTGGACCCGCACAATGAAATTTATATTAGTAATATTTTTATGTTCTTTTATAGATAATCAATGCCTACCTCCACAAGAGATAAAACATGAATATAATTCATGGAAAGAATGTACACTTGCAGCATTAGAAATATCTAAAGAAATAATGCTTTTACAAGAAGAAGAATTTGTTAATAAAAACAAAGTAGCAACTAAATTTGTATGTAAAGAGATAGATACTATTTAAATGAATAGAAAAACTAATACAATATTAATAGGATTATTAAGTACCACTATGATGGGATTAGCAACTTGGGTAGTTATAACTTTAGTAGAGATTCAAGTAATAGTAATGATGCTCCAACAAGAATTGATGGATTTAGATAAAGTTATTGGTAGGATCTATCATCATATGGATAGATTAGCCAAATAAAAGACTTTCAAAATCAATATTTTTGTTTTATATCTACTATTAGGAAAGTATGGTATGAACCAGGAGGTATTATGATATGTTAAAAACTATGAAAAAAAATAAGTCAATGGATATGAAAAGTGGAAAAGAACCCTCTAAAAAAATGTCTATGATTGATAAAAAAAAAGTAACTAAAACTATAAAAAGAAAAAGTACTTAAGGTTTTAAAAAGTAAATGTTAAATAGGGAAAGCTTTAGTAAACAAATGACTACTCCAAATAAAAATAAAAAACCTGGACTTTGGGCTAACATAAACGCACGTAAGAAAAAAGGAATTTCTAGACCAAAATCTAAGTCAACAATTACTACTAAAGCTTACTCTAATATGAAGAAAGGTTTTCCTAAAAAGAAAAAATAATAATGGAAGTTGAACTAGATAAAAAAAAATTACAATTCACTAATGATAATGGTGAAAAAGTTAATGTTGATATAGATCAAGATGAAACTGAAAAAGATGAAGAAGTTTTTGAAAGTAATCATTATTCTAATTTAGCAGAAGAACTAGAAGATAAAGAAATTGCTTTAATTGGTAAAGATTTAGTAAGAGCTTATGAAGATGATAAAAGCTCTAGAAAAAATTGGGAAGATCAATATTCAAAAGGTTTAAAAATGTTAGGTGTAGTTGTCGAAGATAGACAAGATCCTTTTCCGGGAGCTTCAGGTGTTCACCACCCTTTACTTGCAGAAGCAGCAACACAGTTTCAAGCTAGAGCTATTGCAGAAGTTTTTCCTCCAGGAGGTCCTGTTAAAACACAAATCATTGGAAAAATTACAGATAAAAAATTAGAACAGTCTCAAAGAGTTCAAGACTTTATGAACTTTCAACTTACACAAGAAATACCTGATTACTTTAATGAACTAGATCAAATGTTATTTTATTTAGCTCTTGCAGGAAGTGCTTTTAAAAAAGTTTATTTTGATAATACTTTAGATAGAATTTGTTCTAAATTTGTACCAGCAGAAGAATTTGTAATTTCTATGGAAAATTCAGATTTAGAAACTTCAGAAAGATATACTCAAGTAATGAAACTAACTAGAAATGATATTAGAAAATATCAAGTATCAGGTGTTTATAAAGATATTCCTTTAAATAAAGCACAGTCAACTCCAGGTGCTAATGATGGAGATATGGTTGAACAAACTTTACAAAGATTAGAAGGAATGTCTCCAAGTATGGCTGATAAAATACATACTGTATTAGAAGTTCATACTAATTTAGACATAGGTGAAGATAAGAACGAAGTAGCTTTACCATATATTGTTACAATAGATTTAGATTCACAAAAAGTTTTATCTATTAGAAGAAATTGGAAAGAAGATGATTCATTAAAAAGAAAAAGAACTTATTTTATACATTATAAATATCTTCCTGGCTTAGGCTTTTATGGCTTTGGTCTTATTCAAATGATCGGAGGACTACAACACGCAAGTACCGGTGCTCTAAGAGCACTACTTGATTCTGCTGCCTTTGCTAACCTCAATGGAGGCTTTAGAGCCAAAGGAGCAAGAATAGAAGGTGGAGATATTACTGTCTCTCCTGGTCAGTGGGTTGAAGTTGAAGCATATGGTGATGATCTTAGAAAAAGTTTTATCCCTCTTCCTTTTAAGGAACCTTCACCGACATTACTTCAATTACTTGGAGTATTAACTGAGTCAGGGAGACGTTTTGCTTCTATTGCAGATGCAATGATTGGTGATTCAGCTGGATCAGGTCCAGTTGGAACAACTATTGCTTTAATAGAACAAGGATCTAAAGTATATTCTGCTATTCATAAAAGAATACATCAAGCTCAAGGTAGAGAATTTAAATTAATTTATGAATTAAATGGAGAATATTTAGATGACGAATATTCTTTCGAAGTAATTGGAGAAAATAAAAAGATTAGAAGAAAAGATTTTACTGCATCTATTAGTGTAGTTCCGGTATCTGATCCTAATATTTTTTCTCAAGCTCAAAGAATAGCTTTAGCTCAAACAGGTTTACAACTAGCTCAAGCTTCACCTGATATTATAAATGTTAAAGAAGCAACAAGAAGATTTTTACAAGCTCTTAATATACCTGACTATATGGATTTGATGATAGAAGATGAAGATACACCTAGACGTGATCCAGTATCAGAAAATATGGCTGTACTTAATACTAAACCAATTCAAGTATTTGAAAATCAAGATCATCAAGCTCATATGCAAGTTCATTCTCAATTTATGAATGATCCTAGATTTGGTGGAAATCCTGAAGCTAAAGAAAGATTATATCCACAAATGTTAGCACACATGGGTCAACACATGGCTTATTTATATCAGCAACAAATGCAAGCTTCTGTTCCTGAAGGTAATCCTATTTCTTCTGGAGATTTTAATAGAGAACTAAATGATGAACCATCTAAAGAGATAAGTATAGAAGAAGAAAATAGAATAGCAGCAGCTGCAGCACAGGCTGCTCAACAATTAATGGGATCTATGCCACCTTCTGAAGAACAACAAAAAGAATCAAGAGAAGCTGCTAAAGATCAAGCTCAACTTCAATTAAAAGGTGAAGAACTACAAATAAGAAAAGCTAGATTTATGCAAGGTGTTAAAGAAAGTGAAAAACAAAATGCTAGAAAAGATACAGAGACAAAAGCTAAGGTAGTAGAGATTGCAAGTAAAGTTGCAAGGGAAGATAAAAAGAGAGATTAATGAGAGATACCAAAGATATTGAAACCTTTTTAAAAAAACATTATAGAAAGATAAAAGAAATGAATTTGTTTAGAAACTTAAAAAAAGAAGTTGAAACAGGTGCTAATGGAACTCAATCTTATGTAATAAAAAAAGGTATTAACAAAGATAAGATAGCTACAAAAAATATAAATGGCAATTAAACCTGAAGAAATAAGACAAGCTAAAAAGTTTTTAGAAAATAAAAAAATTTCTATAAAAAAAGTTAAACCTATTTTACTTGCTTCTGTTTCTAAAGATTTAGAAGTAAGTTTTTCTCAATTAACAGATACAATAACGAAAGTATTAAATGGAACGGCTGCTTCAAGCGATCAAAAAAAAGATTAAAGATCACAAACAAGAATTATCACAAAATTTATTAAGTAAAGGTGTAGAAAATTTATCTGAATTCAAACGTATCTATGGATATGGACAAGGCTTAGATAAAGCATTTGAAATAATAAATGAAACAATCGAAAAATATAAAAAAGGAGATATAGAAGATGAATAGTAATGAAACATGGGCAACAGATAATGAAATCCCAACACCTGAAAAAGTACCTCAACCTGTAGGTTATAGAATATTACTTAGACCTAGAGGAGTAGTAGAAAAAACTAAAGGTGGAATAATTTTAACAGAAACTAACAAAGATAGTCAATCTTATTTAAATAGTGTAGGACAAATAATAGCTATGGGAACAGAATGTTATAGTGATAGAAAAAGTCCTTGGTGTAAAGTAGGAGATTGGGTTATTTTTGGTAGATATGCAGGAGCAAGAGTTTCTGTACAAAACGTAAAAATGGTGCTATTAAATGATGATGAGATTATTGCAACTATGGAAAATCCAGAAGTAATAACTCAACAACTGTAACATACATTAACTAAAAAGTTAATGCCAACATAGGAGAAACTATGATAGACGATGATGAAAAGAAGAATGAAGAATTAGAAGTTAATCTTGATGAACTTGAAACAGAGAAAGAGGTAGAGGTACCTTTAAATCCGTTAGAAAAACTTCAACAAATGCAAGAAGAACCTTCTAAAGATGAAGATAAGTCTTACGAAAATGAAAGACAAATTAGACTTGATAAAGCTCCAGCTTATTCAGATGATATGCCTTACTCTGTTAAAGTTCGTAAAAGAATACAGAAAGAAGTAGCCAAAAGAGCAGAAGCTGAACAAAGAAGTGTTGATTTAGAAGAAAAATTAGCAATGATGGAAAAGAGAACTTATGATATAGCTAATAAGTCACTTAGTAATCAACTTTCTAGTGTTTCTTCTCGACTTAAATCAGCAATTGAAGAAGGTAATACTGACGAACAAGTAAAATTGTACGAAAGTATGGCAGAAATTCGTAGTCAAATCACTAAAACAGAAGATTATGCTGCAAGAATTCCTCAAAAAGAAAAAACTGAAAAAAAAGCTCCGCCTTTGGCAACCGAGTGGGTAAAAGAAAATTCAACATGGTTTAATAAACCTGGTTATAGAAAAGAAACAGCTATGGCTTATGGAATTGATGCTGAATTAACAGAAGAAGGTTGGGATGTGCACGATCCTGGATACTATGATGAAATGAGTAAAAGACTAAAAATAAGTGGTCTAAATTATTTTAGTAAATCAGAAGAAAACACTTCCAAAACTGATGAAAATGTAGTACAAAAAAACAATAGAGTGCAATCTCCAGTTGCTGGAGTTTCTCGTAAAAAAGGAATATCTAGTAATAGAGTTAAACTAACCTCTGATGACTTATCAACAGCTAAAACTTTTGGTATAGATATCAATGACGAAGTGGCACTAAAACGATTTGCTAAAGAAGTAAAAAGCTTTAGCGACACAGGACAATAGAAAGGAGCCTGACATTATGAATAAAGATAATAAAATAAACAATGAAACTAGAGTAGAAAAATCTACAATGGTTTCAAAATGGCGACCGAGTAACTTATTAGAAGCGCCTGAACCAAGACCTGGTTATGCTCAGAGATGGGTAGCAACTATGGTGTTAGGACAGGAAACGCCTACGAATGTAGCTAAACGGTTGAGAGAAGGTTGGCAGCCTCGAGACATTAAAACAGTCAAAGATGGTCAACATTTTCCAACGATAGAACATGGCAAATTCACTGGGCATATTGGAATAGAAGGAATGGTACTTTGCGAAATGCCTGAAGAAATGGTTAATCAAAGAAATGATTACTATGCACAAATGACTAACAATTTAATGCAGTCAGTTGAGCAGGACATGAACAGAGCTGAAACACCAGGACAACCTATCCAAAGGTCTTTTAAATCTAGAGTTAGTTCGGACGGCAGTTAACAAACTAACAAAAGGAAACTAAAAATGGCAAACGTAAATGCAGCTAATGGTTTTACACCATTAAGACATTTAACAGGCGGCGTTATTAGACCCAACGAATATCCAATTGCAAGTGCCTATGCGGCAAATATTGCATCTGGTGATCTTGTAACATTGCATACCGATGGTACAATAATAAGAGGCACAGCGGGCGGAACAGCTCTCGGTGTTTTTTATGGCGTTGAGTATATAGCGACAGACGGTTCTGTTAAATTTGAGAAAGTTTGGAATAATGGTACAGTAACAAATGCTTCAGCAAATGCTAAAGCTTATGTGTACGATGATCCAAATATAACATATAGGGTTCAATGTAATGGAACTTTTGCAGCAGCCAATGTTGGCGAACTTGCAAATGTAACTATTGGAACTTATAATTCAACATACGGACATTCAACTGATGAATTAGATATTGCAACTCTTGCAACAACTGCAAAAGTTTTGAGAATACTAAGATTAATTGATTATCCTAATAATGCGGCGGGCGCTGATGCTGATATAGAAGTTGTAATAAACTTAGCTCTATATGGTACTCAGAATGCTGGCGTTTAACCTTAACAATAGGAGTTAAAAAATGGCTTTAAACAGAGCACTTTTTACCAAACAGCTCAACTTAGGTTTAAACACCGTGTTTGGTATGGAATATGATAGATATCCAGAACAGTGGAGATCACTATATTCTACAGAGCAATCAATGAAAGCATTCGAAGAAGATGTACAAATGATCGGATTCGGTGCTGCACCAACAAAAGCTGAAGGTGCCATGATCAATTATGATTCTGGCAGAGAAGGCTTTGTCTCAAGGTACGTGCATGAAACTGTCGCTTTAGCTTTTGCGATTACAGAAGAAGCTGAAGAAGATGGCTTGTATGGTTCTCTAGGCGCTAAATACGCAAGAGCACTAGCAAGATCAATGCAACAAACTAAAGAGATAAAAGGTGCAAATATCTTTAATAATGCAACAACTACTTCATTAGGAGGAGACGGTCAAGCTTTACTTGATGCTGCTCACCCTCTTGGAGGCGGTGGTACTGCATCTAACATCCTAAGCACACCTGCGGATTTATCTGAAACGTCTTTAGAGACACTTTTAGTTCAAATCTCAACTGCTGTAGATGATAGAAGTATACCAGTTGCTTTATCAGGAAGAAAACTTGCAGTTCCACCTCAATTGGTGTTCGTTGCTGAAAGAATTATCAAGTCTAATTTAAGACCTGGTACTGCTGACAACGATATCAATGCAATGAGAAACATGGGTATGATACCTGAAGGTGTAGTAGTAAATCAAAGATTTACTAACCCTGATCAGTATTTTATTCTAACTGATTGTCCAGATGGAATGAAACACTTCATTAGATCACCAATCAAAAAAGCTGTTGAAGGCGATTTTGAAACTGGTAATTTAAGATACAAGTGCAGAGAAAGATACAGCTTCGGTTTTACAGACTGGAGAGGTGTATTCGGATCTGAAGGCGTAGCATAAATAACTAATTGATACTAGGCGTAGCAATACGCCTAGTAGTTTTAAACTAACCCAAACGACTGCAAAAGCAGACTATTATAAGGAGATAGACTATGGGAACTACTACATTTTCTGGCCCAATTAAGGCTGGAGTAATTAAAGAAACAACTGGAACTACTTTAGGTTCAGATGTAAAAAACACAGGACAAGTTGTGATGTCTCAATCACAAGCTATAACTCAAGCTGTTGGTACAACTACTATGGTGATACCTGCAAATTCACAAATTTTAAGCATTGCTTTATCGGTAAATGTAGCTTGGGATGGAGCAGCTAGTACATTAGGTATTGGTTGGACTGGAACAGCAGCAGCATTAACAGATACAACAGCAGTTG